TTTTAAACCTAAAACACCTTGACCTCCAGCAGTTTTATTTACCAAGGGCCAATTTAATTGTTTCCCACAAGAAATAAGCAATTTTTCATGTTCTAAAGCTTCTTTGTGCTCATTCCAATAACACATAATTTCAACCAAGTATCCAGATGCGGCAATTTTTTTCCAATCTTCATTTCTATGTGAAGAAGAATAAGCCCTGCTTCTACTTCCTTTACCAACGTAAAAAATTTTTCCAGATTCTTTGGAAATGTGAACGTAAGTGTAATGGTTCATTTAAAAGAATATCTGTAAGTTCTTGGTTGATATTCAGATGTTAAGTGTTGGTCTCCGCCGCGCCACTTTCCGCGATAATTTTGATCTTCAATTAGACCATAAGCAGCATCAAATCGAACATCCCATTTTTGAGATTCGTCAGAGTTTTTATTCTTGTCGTAGTAAGCCGACAAAGTTCCGTACAAATAACCTTCTGGGAAAGAACCAAGTACAGCATTGGACTGCACCAATGGATTTAAATTATCTGTAGTTGCACTAAACAAAAATGGAAAGGTCTTGTTGTAATACGCTTTAATTTGTACGTTTTCACCAGGATTAGGCGTAAAAACATAGTTTGGCCCAACTTCAGAAAAAGATGCACGAATAACCCGTGGCACACCAAAAGGACGGATGTAAAGTTGGTCAATCATTCGGCGACGAATAATCTCACGGTCGCCCACACGGTCATAAATAATCCAAGGGCCAACATTTGTAGCACCTGCTGGTTGGTTCTGAGGTTGAGTATCTTGAAAGAACAAGATGGGCGAGTTCATATCCGTAGGGATAGGAGCCATACCTTGAGCATTTGTAGTCAAGATTGTTGGGGTTGTGGTTGTGTATGGGTCAGAACGCAATGCTGGCAATTCAATGGTACGCATTTTTAACTCGCACATTTGAATGCAAGCCATGATTTCCATTGAAGATTGTGTTGGCAGCTTCAGAATAGTCGCAGGAGTCGTTAAACCCGTCCATACGCCGTCTGGATCGTTAACCGTTATGGTTGTACTGGAAACAGCCGTAACCGCAGCATAAGGCCCTTGAACGCTTGGGCCGATAAAGTCACCAACAAGGACTGTTCCTACGGCAGATGCTGATGTAGTAATTACGCCAGTTGTGGTATTGATTGCAGTGGCTGTGATAGTCAGCGCAGAAGGTATAGCACCTACCCATTGAGCGATACGGCTAACTAGAGAATTAGCTGATTGAATGAATAGTGCCATTTGTTAACCTTATTTTGTAGGTATTGCAGGATTATACGGAAGCGGGATTTTCCCACTTGGGTGGCATACAAAATCGCTGTAATATTCATTGACAATGGCGTAGAAAAGAATCTTGTCCTTTTTGTCCATTTTAATCAATTCCCAAGGGCGATTACCAAACCATTTAGAAGAGATTTCGTGTGCAAAACACTTTGGCAATTGCATCATGTGTGCAGTACCGGCAAAGAATGGATTGTCAGTCCCATGAATCTTGTGGAATTCTCGACGTTCTTTGCAAAACTGTCGAACTTCTTCTACATTTTTTTGCTCATACTGAACATAGCGTTCACCATCTACAGCACCAACTTTGTAGTTAATGTTTTCGGTATTGAATGATTGCGACCAGTTTTTAGACTTAACTTCATTAAAAAGTTTGTCGTTCTTTCGCAAAACGCCTTCAATACCAGATTCCAAGATTCCCTCGGAATAATATTTTTCGTTAACTTTTACTTCTTCATCATCCATTTTCATTCTCCATGCTTTCCAAAGAAGGCTGTTGCCAACCTTCTTCAGAAACCCTTAGAGGATTACAGGTAACGCTGCACTTGGGTAGAAGTGCGAGGAGCCGTCACATCAGCACCAGTTGGCGAGATACCAGACAGTACGCCCACACCAGCGGGGTTACGCACAATCAAAGTACCTTCCATGATGTACTGATCCAAGGAAGCGTCAGCAGAACTGAACACTTCGTTGTTCGGGCCGAGTTCACGCAACGAACCCCACTGGATAACGTCAGGGTTCATAAACAGAACCGAGTTGTTATCCGAACCAGTTTGATCCATGACCCAAGAGTCGTCGATTTGGTAGGTGTAGTTGAAGTCACCTTCGTAAGTACCAATCGTGTCGCCCTTGTCAGCAGGGTTAAAACGGTTGATAGAACGGCTGGTAGGCAGTTGGTCGCTGATGTGAGTACGCATCGAGGTAGGAACAACCATGTTGGTGATCTTAGCGTTGAAGCGTTGCTCAGCAGTTGTTACCAATTGCTTGTACAGGAAGGGGCTGAACTGTTGCAAGGTTTGACCCGATGCAAACGAGAAGTAGCCCAAACCTGCATTAGCCAACACACCATTGAAAGGCTGGTTGGTGCTGGTGGTGGAAGTGGTGTCGTTGCCGTCAGAAGTAGCCAAGTTCAACACAGCAGTACCGGAAGTTGGGTTGCCCGAACGAGTACCAGCAAAAGCAAACAAGGAACCAAAACGGCGACCAGAGTTGGTAGTTGTAGAACCGCTAGGCTGAGTACCGGCTTGACCGCTGTATTTGATGGAAGCGCCGTCAGCACGAACCATTTGGAGTTCAACGTCAAACATGATTTCAGTCAATTGCTTGACTTCTTGGTATGCCTGAGGATCGCCACCAGCTTGCTCCACAGCACGGGCAGTGCCAGTAGCACCAATCGTGGTCGTGAAAATCTGGGTGTAGTTACCGCAGTTTGCACGGGTATTGGAAGCAGCGTCAGAAGCAGAAACAGCAGCGCCTTCCAACTTTGCATTCAGAACGGGAGTACGGTAGTAATCCACGGGCCAGATGTGCAGAGTCGAATTGACTTTACGTTTTTTGCTCATAGCCATGTTAGTGATCGGGGTACGATCCTTAACATAGTTAGAAACGGTCATATCGAGGTCTTTGACGACGATGTCGGTGGTATACGAGCCATTGCCGTTACCAAGCGAGGTAGAGGTGATAGTAGCCATAATAAATCCTAAAAATTAACGCTTGCGTTTATTTGATGCAAGCATGGTTGCCAATAAATCCCGAGTCGCATTCTTATCGCCCGAATTTGCTTTCTTTTGCAGAGTTTCCAGCTTGTCTTCAGGAACAGTCTTAGACTTTGCCAGTGTTTTGTTAGCCGCTGCTAACGAACCACCAGCATTTTTGACAATTGGCCCCTCACGGAACTTCATGCCATCACGAATAAGACCCAACAGATATTCATCACTGGATACCAAATCAATATTTGGAACACCAGGAACAAATGCTCCATTTGCACCCTTCCAGTCTTTTGCCAACTTATCTCTAAGTTCGGTAAAGTTTGCCTTGTTTGCCAATTCTTTGTCTGTAAATGATTGCCGAGATTTCTCAAGCGTTTCTTTTACAAACTCAGACCTAGCCTGATAAAACTGGTTAACTTTAGGCCGACTTTCCGTAATGAAATCCGACTTTTGCTTAATCAATGCTGCGTTCTGTCGCATTGCTGCTTCAGCTTCGCTACGTTGAACTTCAGTAGTCGCGTTATCGTAGATTTGCTTCCATTGCTGGTTATATTGTTGCAAGGTTACTAATTCGTTTGCTGCTGTTTCCAGTTGCGGAACGATAGTAAATTCAAGCCCAATCTGCAAACCGTCCAATTCACTACGGCGCTTACTTTCATACTCTTCAAAATCTGCGCGTTCTGCTTTCAGTTTACGAGCATTTTCATGGATAGCACTTCCTTGACCCAGAATGGAAGCCGCACGGCTTGCTGTCATCTCCACAAAGCCGCCTTCTGCGTCTTTATTGGGAATCTTCAGCATTACATTCGGATTCTGCTCTGCAAAGTCCAGAAAATTAACCGCTTCGTTTACTCCATCAGAGGACTCGTTGTTATTTTCAGAATCTACAGTTTCTGTTTCCTCAGAATTACCATCTTCAGGTTCAGCACCATTCTCAGGAGCCGCCTCGGGGGAGGGGTTAGCCTCTTGTCCCGCTGGAGGTGGTGAACTGCTTTCGGGTTGCGGATTGTTACGCTTGTTAGCGGCAATCATGGCAGCGATAGCATCCACTGGATTCACGCTTCCAGTTTGCTCAGGGGCGGTCGATTGCTCGATTACGTCTGACATAAGTTTAACTCATTTCTTTAAGGTTAGGTGTAACAGCTACTTTACCGAGATACTCTTGTTGTTCAACAAAGTAAATAAAATCTCGGACTCCAGCGACATAATGTGCATTAGTAATACGTTCATTGTCATCCCTACTATCTTCCAAGCGTTCAAGCATTTGGAATCGGTATAGATTAAACATCAATGCAAAATCCTCATTTGCCATGAGGCGATTGGCTTTTTCGCCATTTTCAATAACTAGAGTTCTTCGTGTTGCATCCGCTTCCTTTCGTGAATCTTTAATTTTTGTTCGTTTGTTAAAGTAGCTTCTGATATTCAATACTAGGCTTTTCATTTCAATCCTTAATCAACTTCTTGGGCGCTAAGTTTGCCACGTTTAGCAGCCAATGATTCAAAGTAATCGTCAGTGTCCATATCCTGAGTCTTACGCTTTGTAAATGCGGTATTAGCCGCAATTTCTTCAGTTTTTGCAGTATTAACTGCGACTTTAGAACTAATTTCTTGCTGTTCAGGGCTTGGAGGCTGCTGTGACTTGGCTTGGGCAATCTTAGCCGCTTCTTCCATTGTCGGCAAATAGCTATCCACATCCTTAACACCCAATACTCGCAAAGTATCTTCGTAAGGCTTACGAGCCTTGATAAACAATTCTGGA